ATTAAACCTATAATCCAGGTCGGCTTCGTCAGGTATACCAAGGCTCTTCGCCATTATAATATCAAAGAAGTCCAGCTTAGGCTTATAGTCCTTGGACTGCTTGGAACGTATAACGTCGTAGTAGTTTTTCATGTCGCCTTCGCCGGTCGCGTTTAAGCCGCTTGCGGAGCTACCTAACAGCCGCGTAGCAGGTACGTCACTAGCACCCGCTAGGAACAAAGCATGAGCATTAAGGAGGTCTGGGATGCTAGCAAAACTGTTCTGCTTCTTATCATACTTTTCATCAATATCTAGCACTAGCATATTGTTGAAGCTTTTCATCATATCTGCTAATGTAAACCGTTTCTGTAACAGCGATGTTCCTTCAGCAGTCTGTAGATAACCCATTAGGTTCTTAACCTGCATCACATCTACGTTACTCTCATACACCATACTAGCGGAACCCGCTGCAATGGTATTGAAGTTAGTGAGCGCTTCATATATGCGATCTAGCACCGAATCAGACATATAGTTGTTACGCTTAAACTCATCAAACGGCAACTTAACTGCGTCAAACCTTATTACCCGAGTATGGTGTATCTTAACGTTAGTGTTAACAAAGCGATAATAAACTGGCATACCGTAATTCGGGTCTAACGGGTTTTCAATTGGTTGCAGGTCGGCTCGGTCTATACGATGGCGGTCAATAACTTTAATATGTTTCAACCCACCTTTCCTAACCCGGTTAAGGTTTAGCGGTTGGTCTACAGGTTGGCCGTCATCAACATTAATAACAATAAACGAGGTTCCGTAAAGCCGCGCCCATTTATGAGCCTGATTAAACGCATCGGCCAAACCAAGACGCTCTTCCTCTTCTACCAATGCACCAACGGTTTCGGGTTCAATGTCCCCGCTAAAGTAGCGCCATTCCCGGGTCATGTCATCCGGTATAATGTCAACGACCTTACCCGCTAACCAGTCCGTACGGTATAACGCGTTGAGCTCCTCCTGCATACCATCGGCAGACAACCGCTTAGAGTTTACAAAACGCGAGTGCGATCGTTTGTCTTGGTTAGTACCAAGCTCAGCCACTAGGTTTTCCAGGCTGTCGTTTAGCGCCGTTTGGTCAGAGTCCATGATATGGGCTTCTTGGTACGTGTTTTTGTCCACTGGTTTGTCCTCATTATCGTTAAATTGAATTATGGTTACTATGGTTAGGTTTTTGTACGTTGTATACCCTTACACATTTTGTATTTTATATTAAAATTTACATACGTATTACCCTGACTGAATAATAGTAACCATAGTACTCATTTTGTCATGCCCCTATGGCGTTAGAGCTATATAGCATATCCTCAAAGACAATTAGGTCCTCAACTGCATCCATTGTAGGGTCTATTTGATCGTCGTGCTTATGGGTCATCAGCGGAGTAAACTTACGGAACTCCTCTTTATAATCGTTGATCCAGTCCACATCAAGAGGCAAGAATATATAACCGCTAGCGAAGTATTTAACAACACCCATCGCCCTAAACACTTTGTCTGTATTACGTTGGATAGGCTCAACGGGTATCATGTAATTCTTTTTAATGGATTGTATAAGGGACGAGCCTGAACTCTTATCCTCTATTTTAACAACGGTAGCGCCAAAGGGTTTCCGTAAACTAGGCTTCCATTTGTTCCAAAACTCAACTAGCTTAGATTCCAATTCAGGCGCTTCCCACTTACCTCTAATCTGATCTAGTAGGTATACGCCCTGATTAGGTACTCGACCCCAGCATTGGAACACGCTGTAGTCGTTATGTTCCTTGGTCTTCTGCGCTGTATCCCCGTATATACGTATCATGTCCATACCCGCTGGTACGGCTTCGTAATACTTCCAGTATCGATCCTTGAACATACCTCCGCCAGCCGGGGAGGGGTTTTGCTGCATTTGACTTGAAAAAGTATAGGGGTCGCCTGTTTCAAGGGTATGCAGTTGAGTTAGGTCGTGTTTGAACGGCCATAGAGGAGCTCCAACGGGTATTTTTAGGGGTACTAGCCCAGCCATAGCCTCGGTGCTAAAAAGCATACTGTGGTCCGCCGTGGAGCGCTCTAAGGATTCCGTTTATATTTATAGGAATCCCATGTGTATATTCTTCCGGATAAGGCTTATTAAGCGCCTCCTCAGAGAGGAAAGTAGGAATTACGAGATGGTGCCAATGGTCGCCCGAACCACCTTTAAGCAGAAACCCGGTAAGGTCATCTTCGTGTATCCGTTGCATAATATTAATCATAGGGACGCTCTCTACTGCTAACCGTGACCTCATTGTGTTATTGAAGCGGTTGTTAATAGCATTACGCTTTACGTTACTGTAGGCATCGTCAGGCTTGACTGGGTCATCGTTTATAAACGCCCCTGTAAACCCAGATTCCATTCGTCCTGCACGGAACCCGGTTATCTGTCCCCCGCTGGCGGTTGCCATCATGCCACCGCCTAACTCAGTGAACCAACGCTTCTTCCCTTTTGTGTCAGTACGAGTTTGCATAGGCCATAACTCTTGAAACTCAGGAGTCTGGACTGTTTGCTTTATCTTAGACGAGTTCTCTTGTGCCAAGTCCCCGGAGTAGGAGGTGTGTATATACTTAGATCTAGGGTTTAATGCGATACCCCGAGTTATAAAGTTGAGAACCGCTTGTTCTGTTTTGGTATAACCCGGAGCTATGTTGATTATAAGGCGATCTATCTTGCAGTCAAATACCGCTTGCAGGACATACTCAATGGCGTAATGGTGCCAGTTGCGTATCATCTTGTTACCTTCTCTCAAGGCAAAGAAGTAGCGCATGAACTGCATACCGTCGTTCTCTAGCATATGCTTTAGCATACGCTTTTCATTGTATGACCAGAGCTCTACTTCTTCAGTTAGGATTAGCTCAGAACCATTCATTGAACTTCTCCTTAAATACTTCCACCTCTTCCTCTGTTAAAGGATTATTACTTGAGTCGTACCCGCCGTTGTTACCACCGTTGGTGTCTATCTGTTTACGCTTTGCATACAGATACTCGGCTACCGTTTTAGCAGCGGTAATAGACTCCCCTAAACCGACCGGGCGATACTTATAATCAGCCAATACGATGTCTATTAGCTCGGCCCAATCCCTAGGGTCAGGGTTGCCGTCGCTAAAGTCATGTATATCTGTAACCAGTTTGTATAAGCGGGATATCTGCCTTGGGTCAGATCCATTCATCACAGATTCCAAGAACACAAGCGGATCTTTGGCTTGCCCCTTGTTTATAAGGCCTCTCAAGTCTTCTACTGTTAATGTTTGGTCGCTCATACTGCGTGTATATTAGCCCGGTTAAAGTGGGTTCAATATAAACTAATAGAAGGGAAGTGTAAATTTTAGCCAAAGAAAAACCCCGTTGCCAGATTAATAGCAACGGGGTTTGTCTTTATTATAAGGAGGTTATTTAGGGATACGACCTCTGCCTACTGTTACTCCACAAGATGTAGTTGCTGACACTGCTCCTTTTTCCTTGATTAGAAACTCTACGGCAGAAACTACCCTGCTATAACGATTTGAGTCCAGAACATCTTTTAGGTTATGAACAGGCACAAGGCGCATGGTCATCGTACAGATCCAACCTTGGTCAACCTCCTTAACAATAGCAAAGCGCGCCCAGTCCTCTGGGTAGTCAAGCATAATTTCGTCTATCATGGCGAAGGTTGTGTCCTGGGCTAAGTTGCGCTCTAGGAGCAGATGGGTCTTCTTGTCGTAAATTCCGTAACGCATAACTGTATTCCTGTTTTAGTGGTTTAGCGGTAGAGGGCCGAAGCCCTCAGGAAAGCAAACTGTTTTAGAAAATATTTCTACATTTCTTCGATGTATATGGGTTTGACCTCGTATTGTTCTTTTCCGTAAAGGTCGCAAACTCTTTTAGCCATACTGTAAGAACTGTAGACCTTTTCATTGTAGCATCTCTCCTCAACGTTAATAACCACCCAACCGATACACTTCATCACCTTGGTCACTACACCGGCTATAACTTCTTCGCGTATTTTAGCCATTGCTGCTCTCCTCTAGCCTACCTCTGGGTCACGTACCGTACCTATGTAGTCCAGTACCCGGTTGCGGTTACGAGTCAGCCACCTGCGTAAAATACTAGGGCTTTCCACATATCGCAAATGTACTGAGCCTGAAAGATAGCATCATCCAGGGCGTGATGCAATATCCCTCCGGACTTCTTACTGAAACCGCCGCGAGAGGACTCGTACATATCCTTAACAGTGCGGCAATCACGGATATTCCAAAACTTCCAGGGTATGTCTATACCATGCTGGCGGTAGGCATTCTCCAATATACCGATGTCAAAGGTAGCACCATTACCCCACACTTTAGCGTCCTTTGGTAGCCAAACCGCCAGTTCCGTTAGGGTGTCTGTAAGCTCCTCTAAGCCGTTTAAGCCGTTTTGGGCTAGGGGGGTATTGGTTGACCACCATTTACGCGT